TTGCCGTCTACCCCTGCTTTACCAGGTACGCCCTGTGCACCGTCAGAACCTTTCCACTTCGTCCACTTGTAAGCGGTAGGATTGTTGCTGTCGGTTGCGACAAAATCCTGATACATACCGATATAAGCCTTAGTTTGGTCTGTCTGGCTAAAACCTCCACCAGTAGGATTATCAGCGTAGGCTATATGAGTGTACTGTGTCCGACCATCTGCACCCTTAGTACCAGGTATGCCTTGGTCACCCTTGGGGCCTTGCAAACCTTGGATACCACGTTCACCTTGTGGGCCTCTATCTCCAGTAGCTCCTTTATCACCTTTTGCACCAGTATCACCCTTATCGCCTTTAATAAGTGTCCACTTATACCTAGCTGGGTCTGTGCTGTCAGCTACGGTATAGTCAGTGTATGTGCCGATATATAATTTCCCAGTGCTATCAGTAACGCTAAATCCTTGAGTACCATTAGCGTTAACAGCATAGGCGATATGCAAGTATGGAGTACGACCATCATCCCCTTTGGCTCCAGGAGTTCCTTGAGCTCCGTCTGCACCCTTAATAAGTGTCCAGCGATACTTAGAGGGATCAGTGCTATCGTTCTCTGTGTTGTCTACATAAATTCCTATATGGGTTCGACTAGAATTGTTAGAAATGCTAAAATCACTAACCAACTCAGCAATTTTTGGGATGTCTGGTGCTGGATCTCCTTTTCCCCAATTTGCCGTACTAGCTACGTGAGTTCCAGGAGCAAATTCTTTGTAATGCCAGCTATCATTCTTGCCGTATCTAACGATTGACTGTTTAGTGATTGTAAATCTCTGCCACTCATTACACAAAAAAGATAAAGTAGCAAAAGCAATATGAGTGTAACTAGATTTCCCATTAGCTCCAGGCACCCCTTGGATGCCTCTCTCTCCCTGCAATCCAGTTAAACCACGAGGGCCGGTTTCCCCCCTGTCTCCCTTATCACCTTTTGCTCCATCACGTCCATTCCGACCATCATTGACATTAACTAGTGTAATCTCGTCTGTTGCTACTTCGTCATTACCAATGTAAGCAGCCACTGACAGAGTTGCTGTGCCAGTTATACTTTCGCCTCTAACAAGATAAGTCATGCCTACTGTCACGTTGCCATCAAGTGACCAGCGCCAAGTTACGTTAGCAGAAATAGGTTTTCCACCTTTAAATAGAGATGGGGTGATAACTGTTTGGCCAGTATTATTTTTAAAGACAATACCGTTATCTGTCGCTAGTTTGATTGAGTATGACTTCGTGGCCTCAAAAAGTCGTTCAAATGCTGCTTGAATACCATCCGATAAGCTGTTTTCTAGCGCTTTGAAATTTGATGCAGTTGTCTTGTTTCTGGTTGGATTTGTAAAACTGATCTTCTGGTCAGAAATTCTCGCTTTAACAAATAGTACAGGAGCAAACCCACTATCATAAATCCTGATAGTGTCACCAATGTCAGCATCAATAAAGCCATCAATTTCATAAGTTAGCGCTGGATAGGCGTTTTTCTTTAGGTTTCTTATACCAGCAGCCCGAATAACCGATGGATTATCACTATCAACTTCTAAATCTTTCCTGATCCACTGGTCAGCCTGCGTTCCAGATGTAAACGTTGATGGATACATTTGAGCAGCTATAGGTGCGTAAAGTCCATCGCCGTTTTGATAAAACTCACGAACCCCGTCTTTATTATTTTCCGAATAAGCAGGGGTTAAGTTACCAATCGTTACAACCTCCTCAACTTCTTCGCCTTTATCATTTTTGACGGTGCGCTTACCGGTCGGCACAAGCATAGTATAGATGCCAGTCTTATCAATTTTTCTTTTAATTGATTTTAGGTTTTTTCCATAAGTTAGCTGAATGTCATTGCGAACTTGACCAACCCCTTGATGCGTATCGTCATTTTCATGATAGACATTGACCTTAAATGACTTGATAGAGCTATCTGCATTTAATTGAGTATCAAACTCAATCTCTGCATCAAATTTTTTGGCCAGACTTAAAAGTCGGGCTAATTTTGTATCTTGCCCCTCCCATTCAAGCGTGCGTTTTCTATCCGAAATTTCATTGATACCAACAGACAGATGAGTAAAATTCAACAGATCCATTGCGTTACAGTATTCCACAAAAGACATTGCCTTATCTGATTTGTACGGATTGGCATACTCATTGATGAGTTCAAGGTTCAAATTCTCACAGTAACACTTGATCGTTTGCTCATCTTCTTCAACGGTCATGACGCTAAATACATAGCTTTTCCCCTTGTATTTAAAAGATACAAAGGCCTTTTCATTCAATAGGTTGTATGCTCTTTGAGTGACCGTATCTGATTTGATTGATTTTTTGAAAACTGTAAATTCAAATGTTGACGATCCTGTTTCAAGATTTCTTGTCCAGGTATCATCATAATAATTCAGCGTTGTTTGCTTATCATTATCAACAAACGCCACTTTTCTCAAATTTGCATCATGGATAGTTAAGAGCATTATAGCCACCTTTCTTCAAACTCGATTTTTACATCTGGCTTTCTTTTACACCAGCTAGAGAAATAGACCTCTAAACTAGATTCTCCCGGTGGAATAGCCACCCACTTAGAAGCATCTACGACATCCCCCATCTCTGGCTTTCCATCGACCAAAACAGTATCATCCTCACTATTGATAACGACAGATGAACCCATGCGGTAGCGATTAGGAATGTCTCTGATTCCTGTTACGAAATCTTTTCTATAGATGATACTATCCAAGTATAAATGGCTAATCATAGGATTATTTCCTATTGACGAAATAATGACTTGGATTTTAGCGGTTTTAATACCTTTTATCTCTGGCACGTGAAATTGAGGATAAGTACCCCACCAAAAAACCTGCACAACATCGTCACGACGCTGAATATCAGACCAACCTCTCTCTGCGTTAAAGGGGTTGTGGTGGTCATAATGTGTGCCTGTGAAATTCCATTTTTTCACTAATCGAGGAGCACCATCTCCACGAACTAAGAAATTATACTCACACTCCAATCCAAACCATCTTTTATAAGTCTCTACTCCATAGATGAACCTTCCGGTATCATCCATAAAGTTTATTTTCATGAGCCCCATTTGGTTACCTGCTCCAAGCCAGCAAATCTGCCGCCACCAGAGATAATCATTTAACGCCCCTTTTTGGCCAGAACTATCGACAGGGATTTCCCAAGAAATCGTTCCAGATCTGTTGCCTGGTACTAGAGCTAAGTGCGGCCGCCCCCAGTTATTTTCAATTCCGAGTGCCCCAGATTCTTTCATTGCTGCTGCAAAGCCTTTTGTGATGCCGTTATTCGTAACGTAGTCAAATAAGATTTCTGATTGCTTATAGCTCTGTAAGTCTGTCTCCTCTCTGTTACCAATTTCCATAGCACCGCTAGAATTAACTAGCCCTACATAGCCATTTTCTGCATTGTGCTTGACTGTCACGATCGGATAAGCATCTACTGTACCATTGTTTCTCAGATTAAAAACCATCTTATCTGATGAAATAGTCGCATTAGAAAAGCTATCAAACTTCTTATAAGCCGTACTATGGGATACACCGTCAGGGATGAGGATTTTAAACTCTGAGCGCTGAAACCATCGAGTGATATTGCTTGGTGTAATATCATCTACTGGCATGCCCATATAGTATTTGTCTGGCTCATCTCCGTAAGTGATCTTGACTGGCTCTAACACATTCAAGACTCCAGCTAATTCATGCTTAAGTTGTTCCATAGCAGCACCATCAATTGTTTTCATATCAAACTTGATAGTGTGCTCTTTCTCACCACGTTTCACTTGCTGGATATTAACCCCTAATAAAGGAGCGCTATCAATTGATACGCTCCTTTTGTTACCAATAGGGCGGATAATATCTGTAATTCTCAAGAAACGTGACAAGTCAACACCGTTGAATGTCATTTCTTTTGTCATTTATCTATCCCTCTCATCCTGTTATAAATTTTCGTTTGCTTTTCTTGATAAGCTCTTTGTCTATCACCAGTTCTTGCAACCAATGTATCTCCATCTAAATACGTTTCTACTGGTCGTTCTACCGCTCTCTCAGCAATATCAAGAGCCTTTTCAACTAGTTCATTAGCTTTATCCTTAGTGGACTCTACTTTTGCTTTGATCGCATTCTCAAGGTCAGATTTAATTTGCACCACTTTAGACAGCTTAGATTTACCAACGCCGATGATATCTTCCGGAGCATATTTAAAAGCTCTGATTTGATCGTACATGCTACCCATAGCATCATCAACTTTGTAAGCATCTTTTAAGATACCAACAGCCATACCTTGGGGGATATATCGTCCAACATTATCCCGAAATAGTCGAGACGGTGAGTGAATACGGGCTTTTGCTTGCGCCGCACGTTCAGCTTGTGCTACTAAGGCATTAGCAGCGGCCGTGACAGCACCAAGGGCTGAATACATCCCTTGAGCTAAACCTTGGCCAATCATAGCTCCGACATAACGCATCATGCCAACGCCTGACATACCAATAGACCTTGCAGTATTTACTAACACTGTCATAGAGGCCGAAACTTGACCTTGACCGCTTATCAATCCCTGAGCCATATTTTGAGATGTTCTAGCGCCGATTTGACGACCCTGAGCTATCATTTGAGCGCCAACAGATCGAACTACGGCAAGCATCATTTGCATAGAAGATTGAACTTGTGCAGACATTGAGGCAAAAGCTGCGCTGACTGATGTTGTACTTGCTGAAATAGCTGTAATCTGGCCAGATGCACTTGCAGCACTTGCTCCAACCCGTACAAAGGTAGCAGAAACTATTGTAAGGCTTGAGTTAATTGCTAAAACCTGAGCACCAAATACAGTAAAGCCCATAGCTGACTGTATTAAAGCGGGCGTAATTGTCATTACTTGAGTTTTCAATGCGGTAAGAGGTGCATTGAGAGCTGACAGACCAGCAACTCCAGAAACAGCCTGACTTGTGAAACTTGCAAAGCTTGAAGCAGCTGACGTAAGAATTGATGGCAATGCTGTAACAGAAGTCTGTATAGATGTGATTCTAGTTGCAAAGTTTGTTAATCCTGAAACTGCTGTATTAGCTTGACTTGATACTGTTGCCATGCCAACACCAAGTATTTTCATGCCATTTCCAGCTTGTGCAAGACCTGCTGATTTACTTGCAATATTTCCAACACCAATAGCAACAGCTCCAAGAGAGGCCGCCATATCACCAAGGTTTGTATTAGTAATCTTGACAACACCAGTAGCCAAAAGATTGAAACCTTTTCCAGCGTTTAAAGCAGCCTGACCAACAGATTGGATCACACCACTCACAGCATTGAGAATAGCAACAAATCCACCACTAATTGCATTGACCACTTTTGTAATAGCGTTAGCAAAAGCTGTGATACCTGGTTTCCCCACATTCAAAGCTAGACCAAAGGCAGCAACAGCTGCAGCTGCCACTAGCAATCCTGCTCCTAATAAAGCAACACCAGCCGCTGCTACCGTAGCGCCAGCTCCTACAACTACGAGACCTGCACCAGCTATAACAAGGCCAGCTCCTGCAACAAGTGCACCAAGACCCATTACTACTAAACCAGCGCCTAAAGCAGCTATTCCAACAGCAGCAGATGCTCCATAAGTTGCAATAGTAGGTAGATGCCCTGCCAGCATAGACAAACCAGCAGATGCGGCCAATACCCCGATCCCTATTAGTGCGATAGCTGCCCCAAAAGCTAAAATACCGACAGCACCAGCTGATAAAGCTGGGCCAAGCAAAGCAAAGATGCCAGCTAATGCTGCTATCCCAACGCCAAGCGCTAGCATAGCAACCTGTGCACCAGTTCCAGCACTAGCAAGTTGGATAGCTGCCTGAACCAAAATATAGATACCAGCAGCAGCTAAAGCCACACCAGCCCCCACCATCAACATTGCTGCTCCCATTGAGAGCCACTGAGCAGGACTGGCCATTGATGCTGCTTGGCCAAATCCCTGTGCTACTGTTGAGATCGCTGTTGCTAAACCTTGTAAAACAGTTGATATTCCTTGCGCTACAGAGGTGATTAAAGAACCAATTCCAGAAAATACCTGTTCGATAATCCCTTTTGATTGAGTCGCTGAACCAGAGAAACCGCCTAGAGCATCATCTGCATTTTTCTTGAAAATTTTGAATGGGTTGATTTTTCCAAGTAAGTCAAATGCTTTAAATTTAGTGAGTAATGTACCCAAGACAGGAATTAACAAAGCAAATATAGAGGGATCAATCCCAGATAAAAATTCTCCGATTTTTTGGCCTAAATCAGATAGTGTTTTAACCGTTGCATCAACAGATTTTCTAAATTGCTCATTACTGTTGTAAGCATTCATAAATGCCCCCACTAATCCAGCAATAATGACTGCCAAAGTTAGTATTGGATGGCCTGTTATCGCTTTTTTAAGAAAGTTAAATCCTTTAACCAATCCAGTAATACCACTATTAGCCAATTTAAGTCCCTGAAAGGCCGTTATAGCTGCTAAGACTGTATCCACAACAGCTTGTAAAGTCGATGGATCTAGTGAGGAAATGAACTCACCAATAGCTGATGCCGCTTTTGAAATCTGACTAACGATCTCTCCAAAGATTCTGCCAAATTCTGCTAGAATCTGACTTTTTTGGACAGCGTTAGCGATTTTCTCAATTGCATTTAATACATCCTCAATGGCTAATTTGAAATTAGTTACAGCATCAGTCTTGTTGAAAGCGTCTATAAATTTATTGACACTCTGGCCTATTGCACCAATCACCTTTCCCAAGGTCTCGATTGCATGACTAGCCATCAAGATCCAGCCAGTAGAACCAGACCCTTTTGTAAAAGTTTCAAATAAGCTTGATGCAGCTTTCTGAATGCTAAACAAAGCCCAGCTTAAAGCTTTGATCGCTCCATTACGCTCCATGGTTGAGTACAATTGCATAATCAGATCCATAAAGCGCTCAATGTGAGGTGTTGCTGCATCAAAAGCCTGTGATACAGCCTTCTTAACCTTGTCCAGGTTTGAGGCAATACTTCCCAAACCTCTAGCTTGTGCCGCTTTATCAAAAGCCTGTATCATATTTGCAGTTCCGCGAACCACTGCAGTCTGGATATTTTTAAATGATGTCGCAATCCCGATTGAGTTGATACGAGCCAATTCTGCAAAACCATTGACTCCACCATCCAACTCAATCAATTTGTCTGAAAATTGGTCAAACGTGATCGTTCCATCTTTCAGCGCTTGGTATAAGTCATTCTTAGCCGATGCACCAGCAAAGCCAAAGGCCTCTGCCGTCTTTTGCAGCCCAAGAGGCATTGTTTCCATGAGGGTTTTCCATGACTGCATATCAACCTTACCAGTTGACATCATCTGGCTAAACTGGACTAATCCACGGCTTGCATCTGCGGCTGATGATCCAGATGCCAAAAAGGCATCATTCAAGGCCAAAGTGAGTTTGGTTGATTTTCCTAGGTCTCCATTCATTAGGGCTAGCTGTTGAGTAGTCCCTACCACCTCATCAAGTGCAGTTGGCAAGCCATCAATACCTTTGGCTAGTGCATCAACAGAGCCCTTTGCATCATCGGCAGAGAAGCCCATAGCCTGCATCATTTTAGGGAAACGATTCATCGTATCGACACGACTAATAGCGCCTCCCATAGAGCTTGAAATAGCCCCCATTGCAGTAGATACCAGTTTACTAGTAACTGCGAAAGCAGTACCGAAGCCTAGCACAGATTTTGAACCAGTACCAAAGCTTTTAGAAGATGAGTCACCTAAGCCCATCAAAAGACTTTTCAGCGATTTTACCTCACCTCTAGCCTTTGTGCCATCTAAGTCAATGGTAATGGTCACTTTTCCATCAGAAGCCATTTAATACCCCCTTTCTTAAATATCTGGTAGCGCATATTCTTCTTGTAATTTGCGCATTCTTTGTTTTTCTTTGGCATCTTCACCCTTTTGGGGTTTCCATGCCCTAATTTTCATCACTTCGACAAATTTAGTACCGTCTGGCAGACCAGCTAATAAAGCATTAAATTTCTGCCAATGCAACTTCCCCTGTTCTTCAATCAAATCAATTTGATAAGCTTGCATAAACGATGAAAAAATGTACTCACCATCATATTTGATTGAAAACAAAGGTTTCTCGTTACCGTCTGACTGCTCTTTTGGCTTTTTAGGCAATACATTACCCTCGATATCATATCTATCAACCTCATCAACAGCTTTTGTGACCTGTATATGTTTTCTAAACACTTCTTCATAGAGTGCTAAAGACTCTTGTGTGTCCATGTCTTTAAAACTTTCATCATCAGTCAACTTAGCTAGTGCTAATTTAGGTTTTAGATGCGGTGGTATATGTTCTTTACTCCACATATCAAAGACCCACAGCACACGGTCAAACGATAAGAAAAGCTGATACTCTTTATCATCGAGTACCAGCCTGTCATCCATTTTTTTGGAAATATCAAACATTATTCAGCAAGATACTTCTTAAATGCTTCATCGTTTTGTCGTTCTTCGTTGACTTCTCGCAAAGCATCAGCGATCTGCAAGAATAACTTGAGGTAAGAAATTGTATTCTGGCCACAAGCATCATAAAGTTTTTGTGGCGCTTCACCATCAAAAGCTGCTGTGAAAAATTCATCTAGCAAGTCTTTGAGTTCTTTCCGCAATTCCCATTCTGTACCAGATTCATCAATCTGCTCAGCCTTTGCCTTTAGTTCAGCGGATTTCTTCTCAAGCAGCTCGCTCTTTTCATCCGTTGGTTGAAATTCAAGAGTGACATCTCCAATATTGAATGTCGTAACATCCTTGAGATCTCCAAAGTTATAAGTACGTGCCATGTTCTATATTTCCTCCAAAATCATTTTTTTAAAGAGTAATTGCTTTTTCGATTGGCGCTTTGATCCATTTAAGCTTGCATCCAAACCCTTCATAATCTGTTGCATCACCAGAACCAGCCTTAATTTCAGAAGCATTTGCTACTTGAGTGAATGATTTCTTGCCATTGGACTCAATCACTCGGTGCCACAAACGGCGACCATCACCAGTCTTATACTTCATATTTGCGATAAGTGCTTGCGCCTTATCTTCGGCATCATAGATACCCTCTGCTGTGTAAGCACCAGCAACCGATGTGACAGTTTCCTCTTTGGTACCATCGCCATCATAATAGCCTTTGTCATCTGTTTCTTCATCAGTATCATCTTCGATACTTTCGATGTACTTAGCCAATGGGAAAAATTCGTTATCAGCTGGTACAGTGTCTGGTTTACTTGGGTCAAATGGCGCTACCAAGTGCTTGCGCTTGGCATTTTTTTGACGTACCATGTGTTTATCCTCCTGCGATTTCTAATTTAGCGGTTACTTGCAATGTATAGACAAAGTAACCTTGTTCATCTTTTCCATTGATACCTGGTTTTCCGACATCAAGAGAAAGAAAAGTATATGTGTTGTCTGTGCTAGGTAGCTCAATATCAAAACCTGATAAGTCTCCATTGATTCGCCAAATCGTATCACTAGCCTTTTGATTGCTCTTACATTTAACAGCGATTTCAAACGGCAGCGACACTTCTCTGGTGCCATCCATGTACTGCTTATCAATCGAACCTCCGGGCAAAGCATTGATGACCAAATCATCCTTATCATCCTCAAAATAATCAAGGCGTGCTTTCATTGGCAGATTTTCGATTTCATTGATATGTGCCAACAGCGCTTCCTGAAAATTTTTGTTATTCTGCATTATTTAAGCCCCATAGCCTTAATAGCTGTATCTTTCCACTTGTCAAGGTGTTTGTTTTTAGCTTTTACATACCAGTTTTTACCAGTACCTGATGTTGTGTACTTTCTAAAAGTCACAATGCCATTTGTACCGTAAAATTGTGCTCTAGCATAAACAGTATTCCAGTTGACGGTCTCGCCTTGTAAGCCAATGCTTGCACTAGCCCTTAAAGCCCCATCTCTCAACGGTACATAGGCATCTGTGTCTAATAAAATTTGATTAGCCATTGCCTGTCGCCCTCTCCTAACTGCCTCTGGTGATACTTTTTTAGTGACACCTCCAAGATCAACATGGGCATGTGTAACAAATCCTTTAGCCATCAGATAACCTCCACCTCATAACTGAAAATTTTACCGTTAAGGGTATTGACCTCATAACCAGTAACAAGGTAATCACGCGCCCCATCATTCACAGTCGCACCCAGCCAACTATCGTCAACTGTCACGCTTGCAAATTTAGGATAGATATAGATAACACCGACTTTCTGCCTTGTTTTAGAATTGTTAGCACCTATGACACTCACCGACCTATCAAACCGTACAGACTTAATATCCAATGGGTCGGAATAACTAACATCCCCAAAATCATTCTTATCCGCAACCTTTCGGACAGTAATAGCATCAGTCAATAGCCGTTTATCTATCATAATCAACCGCTGTGACTAGGCTAAAACCTGCTTGCTTTAAAATATTCTCAGCATCCAGCGAAAGGTTGAACCGCTGGCCTGCCGATCCATTTTGAGACTTGCGATAAGAGATTGATGTGCGGCCGATGGAAACACTTGTCATAGCTTGTTTGTCATCGGCTGTCAGGATACCTGAAACATCTAGATAAGCGATTTGAAAGGCCATAGCTAGCTTTACCGCCTGTTTTCGGTAATCTGCTTCTTTATCAAAATCAATGTGTCTTTGATAAATGCCTTGGGTATAGAGATTGATGGCAACCTCTGCTCGCTTTGCTAAGTTAGCAAAATCAGCTACTTCATCAAAGCCCAGCTTGACAAACTCATCTTCAGTTAAATAAGTCATGCGTAACCTCCTTTACAAATAAAGGGTGTTACCACCCCTTATTTTTCATCTACTGCATCCGCTACTGGCTCAGTTGCTTCATCGACTGGTGTTTCATCAACATCTTTCTTTTTCCGAGTTGATTTCTTTGGCTTGTCATCATCAGCCACCACGGTTTCAGATTGCTCATCTACTGCATCCGCTACTGGCTCAGTTGCTTCGATCGGCACAAGGGCAGCTGCCACATCTGGGAAGACCGGTTTCAAGTCAGCATTCACTGCTTCTGCGTATTCCTTTTCAAGATCGATGATTTCATCAACAATTACAGATTTGTTGAGACTTGTGAAAAAAATGTTCTTAGTCGCTTTATATAACGCCATAGTTTACCTCCTATACGACTGTTCCAGTCACTTTAACAACAGCCTTTTTGTTGTCATCCAAAATGTAAGTACCACCTTTAGCAGCAGCCTGTAATTGCACTCCATCAAAGTTTGTGGATTCAATAGTACGAGCTGTTGAGATACCTACAAATGGGATAACAATGCCATCTGGTGAAAACACTGCTAAGACACCAGTGTCAAAGTATTGTGCTGGGGTTTCTACCAATGCAAAGCCTTTGTAACGTGCAAGACCATTATTATCAATAGAGACACTAGAACCTTTAGCGGATGTGTTTGCTGTCATATCAATAATGGCATTGTACAGTTCTGGGCGTAGGTAAATGGTAACTGGTGCTGTTACTTCTTGGTTGATGTAATAAGCATTGACCTTGTTAAACAAAGCCTTTACCTTTTCTTCTGTGAAATCAGCAAGCGCCTCTGTCTGACCTGCATTGTCTGACATAAATTTACCAATACGCTTGTTCATTTGGCGTGTCTGCGCCTCTGATTGCAATTTCAATCGGTCTGCGATAGCAGCATTTAGGTCATTGTTCACAGTGTAACGATCAAGACCTTCGTGAATTGTTAGTGTGTAACCATAATCGACATCTGTATTTTCATACTTGATTTCTGTCAGATTTCCAAAACGTGATTTTTGTCCTGTTCCATCACCAAAGCCCCCATCATTAGCACCTGTTTTGTACTCACCGATGACAACAGGTGTATTGTTGGTTTTCACCGAAAAAGCTTTAGCATTTTCTTGTACACCATCCAAAATTTGGATTGATGATAAAGCTCCCGTAAAGGCTGCACGGACTCCAAAAACAGTTTGCAAGATTCCTGCATATTGTTTTTCATAACGGCGAGTCGCAAGATTTTGATTAGGCATAGTCTAATCTCCTTTCAATTATTTACCGTAACCATCAATAACAGCTTGGAATGGGTCAACTTTGCCTGCTCCATTCGCCGCTGGATTTCCTTGTGGCAAGATATTAGGATTAGGTTTTCCGCTGTCTTCTGCTTCAAAAAGATAAGGGTCACTTTCTTTAAGCCCGTTTATGACATCATCAATTTTTGGTTTACCATTGTCATCAAGTTCAATAGCATCCACATCAATAAACTTCATCAACGCTGCTGGATTGTGCGCTTTAGTATCTTTCAAAGCAAGATTGATAGCGTTCACCTTGTTTGTTTTGGCCAGTTCGGCTTCTGCATCCGCTTTGTACTTGTCATATTCGGCTTGCAACTTCTCAAGAGCTTCTTTCTGTTCAGCGCTTGTATTTGCATCTGCTTTCATGTTTTCAAGTTGTGCCTCTGCATTCTGCAACTGGTTTTTCAAACTATCTCGCTCTTTGGTGATAGTTCCCAAGGCTGATTTGTCCTCGTTGAGCTCTTTTCCTCGCAAGGCAAAGACATTTTTAGCCTGTTCTTCTGTCAATCCAAGTTTGAGTAGTTCTTCTGTCGTAAATGCCATTTATACCCTCCTAGTTCTTTTTTAGGTGGACAACTCCCACCTCAAGCAAAATATTATTTACTTTCTCAATATACCTTTGATTAGATGGGATTTTTTACGGTTTTAAACAAATAAAAAAGCGCTGCACAGGGCAACGCTAGATTATGTGTATAGTTTTTCTCTGTTGTAATCTCGATACAGAAAATCATAGCTATCTACAAGATTCCTGATTTTATTTTGATACATTCTAACCTTGAGTTTTTCGGCCTGTATCAATTCATCATCTTTCATAGTATGTGCGTAATGCAAACGCTCTTTGTGATGCCTAATAGTCCGCTCAAGTGCTCTTTGTTTCGCTTGGATGCGTGCATTTTCCTCTGCCTCTTCTGGTGTTAGGTCTGCAAGATAATCTGGCAGGTCTGGCATTTCATTCACGCCTACGATAAAAGGTGTCAGATAGTGGCCACAATGTACTCCAAGACACCCGCCAGCTGATCCGTAATCATAATCATACAGCGAATAGACTTTAGTACCATTGATTACCCTAGTCTCTCCAAACGTGACTATCTTCCCTTGAATGGGACTGCAAGCTGGCCTTGCTGTGCGTTTGATTGAGTAGTAAAAGGTATCTATCCCCATCTCCTCTGCAGGAGCTATACGCATCTTGTTAAAGACCTTATACATCGTACTCTTGATAATCGTCCTAGCATAGCTATCTGCTCGCCACTCTCTCCCTGCGCTATCAGTAAATCCAGTAAAGCCCTTTTTCTGCCAGTTCATAATGGTTTCATGGATGGCTTTGTCTGCTGTTTTCGTTCCTGCTACTACCTCGGCAACAGACTTTTCAACTATAGATTTATAGACTGCTTGGATACTTTCTGGCAAAGTCGTATTGATAAGATTAAGGTCACTGACTGCTTGGGCTGTATAGGCCTCTAAAGCATCTGTGACACCGTTTCTAGCTATCCCGCTGTGCCCATGCCCCAAGTCTTCTTCAAGTTGCTGTTTCGTATCTTTATATACTTTTAGCCCCTCATTCTCGATGACATCACGCAACAAATCTTCAGCAATCCCAGTACGCTCAACAATGATTTTTAAATTTTCCTCGTTGAGCATGTGCATATCGTTCAGCTTTTCCAACTGCCAGACATAAGGATTCTCTGCAAGGTCAGCATTGCCACGCTCTTTTAAGCGTTTAATCATACTGTCAAAAAGCTCGATCTGCATCTTAGCGTAAATATCACTCACACCTTGCATCTGTAATGATAGCTGCTGGTCATTGATGGTTGGACGTTTCTTTGTATCGCTCATGATTAAGCCTCATCATCTACTGTATTTTGTTGACCTTTACCATATAAAGCAAGCTCTGCATCATTCTCTGGCGGTAGCTCTCCATTGATTTCAGCCAATTCTTGAGCTGCTTCATCTTCTGTGATATTGAGAGTCTTGGCAATACCTCTTTTCTGTGTCGCAAATCCAGCTGCTACCATCTTCATCCAGTAATCAAGCTCTGCATGCCGATCAGTAAAGACCCCGTCATCCAAATTAACTGAAATATCATCAAGTTCTGGAATTTCTCCACTATATATCCCTACCGCTTTGCCAAGTTCACACATAGAAACACAAAGCTCTTTGATAGATTGCTCGACAAGCGCAACAATACTGTTGCGCATCTGGTATGTATCGCTATTCTCGCTAACAATCTCTGTCGCTGTCTTGACCCCTTGACCGTCAAAGGTAAACATACCACTAGATACCCCGATTTGCATTTCAAAGAGTTTTAGCCCCTCTGAAATAGCTGAAATGTAATCAGATGACCTGATAGGCGTTGTAAGGTCAACGATATTGCCACTATCCATATTGCCAGCCCCTACTTGCATATACACATTTTGTTCAACATCAAAGCGGCGATTAAAGGTGATATTGCCTTGGGTGTCTTGCACTTTTAATTGTGTCAGTTGCTCTGGCACGATCACGCGCCTTTGCCCCATCTTAATCTCCCACATAAACTCATCATAAGTACGGTTGATGAAATCAATAGTAGTTTTAGCATTGTCAAAGATAGATAATCCAAGAGGTGAGTTGATATCTTTATTATTCATACCCGGTGTTTTCAGATAAGTAAACAACGGTCGTGATAGGTCTCTTAATACCGTTACTGGCTCTAGGTCTGGGTAGAGTTCTTGTAAGTTGACTCTCTGACCTAGCGATTCACCTGTATCTGATTTATATAGCTCATTGGTGATTCGGTATAAGTTCTTATCCTTTGTACTGCCTATCTCGCTACCGTCTTTAGTTACCCATTCGTGGAACTCAACCAAAGTATAATATACATTAGTTTTACCCTCTGATTTAATAGTTTTGGTCAAAATAGCAGCGCTTGAAACATCTTGCGTATTCGACTGCAATGGCAAAAACACCGGGGCTTGCACAAAGGCCACACGGATTTTATCGCCATCCACATAGGGGCGCATAGCGAGCCCTCCAAGCGCCAGAGCGCTTTCTAAGTACCTTTCAAAGTTCTTGTTAAAACGATCATTGGCAAGCATATCATTCAAGAACTTGTTCAGTGTTTCATCCTCTGCTGAAATCTCTGCTTGTTCGTTGTAAACAAGACTAGCAATCTTCTTCGCTGCTGTACGAGCAATAGGCAAATGCTGCATCTTGCGGCGTTTTCTGTCACCATCGGTGTTGATGTACTCAATATCTTCAAATTTAGATTGATAGTAAGTCAGATTACGCTGAATACGGTGAAACTCTTCTTGCGTCACAGCAATTTTTGGATGATCAAGAATGCTGCTTAGATTTGATGTTTCCATGTTATACCTCCCACGGTTAAAAAAGTCTTTTATCTTCTGAAACAGGCTCATGTCTGCCCTCCTTATGTGTTGCCCACGCGCAAACCGAGTATTTTAGCGTTGTCTAATACAAAATACTGCGATGTGTCGCATGTATGGTCATCTTCTTTAATTACATTAGGGTTATCTGATTTGATAGTTTTCTCATCCCACCTGTACATCTTGTGCTCCTCAATGAATATCTTGTTATTTTCAGTATTGAGATAGTAAAAGCGACCTTGTGCAAGCAAAGATTGAAAGCTGTCAATCATCGTCACTTTCTTTAGCTTAGCTACTGGATGCCATCTCAGGCCGAAATCAAGAAACATCTGATTTCTAAGCGCACCCTCTGCGCTATCTATGGTGTACTGCAGAGCGGGCACTCTATATTGTGCAATCACAGCCTGTATAAACTCATAGATTTCTTGAGATAGCTGACTAGGTGCTTTCTTTATCACTTGGCCAGCTGGTGAATAATACCAGGTATCTAGTAAGATAACCTTACCTTTTGCTGTGATACCAAAAGCACAACAAGCGGTTGCTGATTGTTGATGTCCCCCATCAAGAGCAAAAGATATACCTATGAGCCTATCATCACTTGGCAAAGCATCTAACGGGTGAAAGGTGCTCATGTTATAAACGTTGTTACCGAGTCCGACTGCCTCGCCTAAATACAAGTATCTGTAATAGTCGTAGTCATTCTCTTTAATGCGCTCTATATCTTCTAACATCTGCTCTGTTACAAAACCTAGCTCATCATCAAGGTAAGTGCTTGAGTGTGCTAGATAATTCTTATTTGTCTTGATACTCTCAAACCACTCATTGATCCAGCTATAGGGGTTTCTAGGTGGGTTGTATGACCAAAAGAATTGTACAAACTTAGCGCGTGGATGCTTTTGGCGCATAAAGGTTACGTTAGATTGGTCAAAGTCCTCTTGACTACCAAACTCAGCAGCTTCCTCATACCAAACAGCAATCAGATTACCTATGTCATTAGATTTTAGCTTCTGGAAATCATCCTGACCATAAAAGTAGAATGTTGAACCTGTCTTTTTGTGAATGATTTGAAAGGGGCTGATAGTCTTTTTGAATTGGGCAGCTAACCCAAATAAATTCAAAGCCCACCAAACTTTGTTAAAGACACTATCTCTAATAGTGGCAGCGACTTTGCGTATGACTACTACATTTGCTGTCTCTCCTGATTTAATATACCGAGCCATCATATAGACTAGCTTTAGCACAATCACAGATGATTTAAACGAGTTCCGACCGCCTTTTAACACATTGTAAGGCAAACTAGATACCCAGACCGATTTAAAATGAGGATTGACATTTTTTTGTACATTAAAGGTCATCTGTCGCCCCCTCTACTTCACCAGCCCACTCATCCACTATATGGATAGGCGTATCTGTCAAGCTATTGGCCTCCGCACGCTCTTTATTATCCAATTTAAGTGATTTGATGCGCTCTCTTTGTTCTTGAATGTCGTACTTATCTTTTGTATTGGTTAGCTTGATGATGTTTTCTGTGGCTTTTTGATTGCCCTTTACAGCCTGCTGAAATGTGGCAAAGGCTAACAAAGCCTCATTACTGCCATCCATTCCCATATCTTCAAGTTGCTTCTTGATATTTTTATCCGTTACATCCAATGAGAGCAACGTTTCAAATGCTTTTTTGAGGTCAGCTTTTTTACGTCTGGCTTTGCCGCTGTTTATGCCACCTTTAGATGCAATCTTCTTTACTTCATCTTTGCTTCGTTCGCTCATTGGCTTTAAGTTTTTAGTTCCATCTCTAGGCAATTCTGACCTCCTTTCAAACAAAAAAATCACAAGTAATATTACTCATGATTTCATTTTATATGTGTAGAAAGGGGGTGTTTTACTGTTGTTTTTGATTTAGAGCACAAAAAAGCCCCAATTAAGGGGCTGAGATGTAACGTAGTAGCCCGGATTCGAACCGGAATCTCCTCCATCAAGGCGTAATCCCTATATACTACTCCCTACGTTTCTTAGTGTGATTATACCACTCTTTTATGACTTTTTCAACAAGCTTATGCTCTTTTGGTGTCAAATTACTTGCCCCTTTTTTACTTTTCTCATATTCTGCATGATTATAACCATGATGAGCATGTGGTTTCATCCCTTTATGTACATGATCCAAATCAATTTGTTTGTTACGCTTGTTTTTTGTATCAAAGTAAACAACACTCTTAGGTACGTTTTTGTTTTTGTCAATAAGTGCGTAAACCCTACCTTTTGTCATTGTTTCCATTGGAGTCTTTTGTGACCCTTGCCCACTTTGAGTAACAAACTTTATATTTCCTGCTTTATGTACAGTCTTGTATTCTGTACCATACTTTTTGCCTTTATGGCTCATTCCAGAGCTTGCCCCTCTACCGCCCATTTGTCCATCCTTTCAATCGTGTCATTACCAAAATAAACAACTTCGATACCTTTATAATCGTATTCGATTGCACCACCATATACCAAAATTCGGCTTGGTTGTAATCTATCAATCATGGCATCCATGCCATTCCGCCATATCTTAATACGCTGCTGACTTTTCTTAACTCCTACCGTACTAATTGCAACAGTGCTTTTTGTAGGTATCCCATCAAAACAAAAATCATAGCTATCAGCGTCCGCCCAGGACACCGTTGGTATAACCGTATAACCCCAATTCTGCATCATTTGACCTATCAATCTTGAGCGGTAAGTATTCCAAAGTTGCATAGCTATTGGCATGTCTGTATATAGGCTAAAATCTGGTGTTAATACACAATCAAAATTTGCCAATTTTTCAATATAGAAATCTGGGCGTTTCCAAATTCTCTCAAATTGATAATCATCTAAGAAAAAATGCACTCCTGCTGAATAGTCAGGTTTATTCAAAACATAGTTAAACCCTTGTAACTTTTTAGGGACATGATCAACTGGCTCAAGTGTTGGTAAGTTATATTTTCCATCTGTGCGCGTGGCATCATAATCCAACAAATTGTATTGGTTAATGGTGTTTTGTCTGTGATACGGTTTTTGATTATCCATATTTACCTCATTTCAAAAAAAGCCCATATATCTTGATTATAGATACATAGACTAGGGGATTTTTACGGTTATTTAATTAGAGGGAGATATTTGTAAGTGGCGTAGAAATAGTTATCGAACCATTTATTCAGATGGTTGTAAGCTGGGCTGGGGCTTAAATAGAGGATATTTTGACACGCGCCAATTACATTGAGATTTTCATAGACATAAACCTCTTTGATGGTTTTTAAAATATTTTCATCTGATTTTTCTACAAATTCTGCTGTAACAGTTTTTAGATTGACTAAAAATATCGCTTTGTCAAGTTTATTACCTAAAAAACTTTTATGAATTTTTTGCTCAAGAATTGTTTTTTTAGGATTTTCTTTGTCTCTAAGAAAATACCACTTGAGCCAGATTATCTCTCTGCGATGTATGACAGACAGTCTCTCTATTTTCTTTTTAGTCATTATGTTTGCCTCATCTATCTATCACGACATATCCGATAATTAACGCCCTCTGAATTAAATCTGTATCATCCATCAGCTCTCTTATTTCTGGATCAAAAAGCGCTTGGCGTTGATACTCCAAATAATCTGCTTGCTTCTTTGATAATTCAATCATCTATTTACCTCCAAATTTACTGCTAATCCAGCTCAAAATAACTTTTCAACTCCCTTTTGAGTTTATCGAATGTATCACACCGTTCAATCATATCGAAAATATCCTGCAACGTATCCTCTTTATTCAATGTGTTCGCCGATACTGCATCGGCTACCCATTTTGGATGTGTGCCAGCGTAAGAGAACTCATCTTGAGGCAATAGCTCAAGCAATGCCTCATATCGTTCTTCAAGTGCAATCAATGCTCCAAATGCATTGATATAATCAGCATCATCTTTCTTCTTCTCAAAGACATCTGGCTGATTTTGCTTTACCATTTCCACATAGATTGCAGACCATTCTTTTTCTGAAAAACGTGATTTTTCAACTAGTGCGCCGTACTCAATTTCCTTACCATCGACTGTCACTTTATAATTCATTTTTTCTTCTCCTTATTTGTTATAAAAAGTCACATTATTTGTCCATCTACCACTTTCACTTTTGCGTAATTAAAAGTGAAAGTTGTCCCAAAGACATCCTTAAATAAATAAACTAGCTAACCATATCAAAAATGAGCAAGTTATGATTTTTGAAATACCGCTTTTTACAGAATATGAATAATCTTCATAAGATTCTTTTTTGCTGGATAATACAGGGAAAATGAAAGATAGTAGCACATCCATCCCCAACGCTTGCCAAACTGTAATTTTATCAACTGGAACAATTGACGTGATAATTTCATTCCAACCATACTTTACTACAAATGGAGAGGCAACGATTACAAATACCGCTCCTAAAATAATTCCTAGTTTTTTCATTTTATAAAGCCTCCTCTATATCAAACACTAATCTATAATGCCCTTTTTCCTCGCTTAATCCGCCATAAACAAAAGATAACTTTCTGATAACCTTGTGATTATCATCTGTCCAAATACCCGCATCCGTCATACCATCAATGATAGCCTTGACTGTCGGATAAAGGTTAGGCGGATCTAGTTTAGATTTAGTAGGGCTGTAAATTGTAACTGTAACCTCACAAGGATTAGAGGGACTAAAAGCAGCCCTCCCTTTATCCTTGTTCATCAATGTATGCCAATAAGCAAAAATTCTAATGCGCTTAGTAACCTTGGCTTTATCTGTCTGATGTTGCCTGTCATTGCTGTTGATAACCATGTTCAGAGCTTTGTTTTTGGTGTTTCTAGGCAAAGAAAATTCAAACTTCATTCCATGCCTACTTTTTATTTGTAACTGTGAATGGTATGATACTTTCTGGCATGTAATTGACTTCGTACTTGTACTGATTTACTTCAGCGCCCTCGAGGTCTTCTACAACATACATATTCCATCCTGTAAGATTTACCATGTGCTTTTTGTACACACCTTTTGCAGTTTCAACCAAAATTTCAAGCCGTTTTCCATCGTTAGCCTCAGTTTCTACAGAAATTCGACCAATAACTTCAAATTCGATTTTATCTGTTCTGGTGTTGATTACTGCAACTCGCCGAATAACATTAAAATTATCAGCTTCTTGACTGATATTGTACGATACTTTTTTGCTTTCTCGGCAAGCTGCCAATCCAAGCAAGGTCATTGATACAAGAATACATGCAATCAATTTTTTCAATTTCATTTTAATTTCCTCTCTGTTTTAAATACTCTGGTATATCATCGCCGATTTCAAGATTATCATATTGAGATTTTGTGACCAAAAACTTCCCGTAAGCTCCTGCAGTTACGGTGTAATGGCCGGATATAATCTGTTTGTCAGTTATTTTTCCATACATCATTCCCCCAGCGTTATCTACCTGATGAATGATAACAGATTTTCTCTGTTTTAATTCATCGACCTGTTTTTCTAGCGCCGAGATTTTTTCTCTGTAATGAACTCTCGATACTGCTATCCCAAGATTAAATACAGCTATTGCTAAGAAAAATATCGCTAAGCAAAGGCTAATCAATTGCTTTTTGACCATTTCAACCTCCAGATAGTAATTTATAGACCGTTTGTAACAACCCAAACGCATAGATATACAGCACAAACCATAAAACTTTATCGAATGTATTTTCTTTAAAGCTATTTCTTCCAGCGATTGCAATCAGCAATGCCAATAAAAGGCACGCTGATACAATCATAAACTTATAAAATCCAATCATACTTTTTCTCTCAATTTTTAATTAGGCACTTTTGCAGTATGCTTTATGCTAAAACTGTGATATTTTTTTGGTCTGCTAGTTGCTCTTTTAGATAGGCTGCAATATTTCCCACCGCCTCGGCTACCCAACGCTTACCATCTGCCTCAAATAGAGCCATGTTTGCTTGCTTATCAATCCTAAAGACAAATAGGCTTGCAGGTTGCTCAACCTCGCTAA